AACCAGCTCCTGGAGTATTTTCTATGTTCCTTCTGATTGCGGTCATAGACTTTGTAAATTCTTCTAATTTAAAATGTTTGCTTAATTGCATTTAGACTCCTATGATTTAGGATATTTAGCTTTTATCTCTTGTCGTTTTTCTTGTAGTTTTGTAAGTGTATCGCCACCATCTAATAGTGCGTGTATGCAATCTTCTATTGATGGATATTCTAAAATTCTTTGATAAAACCATTTATTATTGTTTGAGTAATTTTCTACTGTACTCCAATCAAGATTTATTTCATTATTGTTAATATCAAATGCTTTAATATTTTCTTTGGTATCTCCAACAATATGTTTTACTTCACTGTGAGTTGCATAAATTGATTCGTGAATATTTTTCATTAACCCTCTATTTCTAATAATGTTATTGATGATGAACTTCTTGCACCATAACCAGCATCGGCATCGGTTATTGTTCTGTTTAAATATCCTGAACTTGCGTTAGCTCTCCATTGGATTTTATAAGTTTGTGATGAGGTGCTATTCGGTGAATCAAGTATAGTTATTGGTGCAGTACGACAAGAATTATTATCTATATAATGATATGTGCTAACAGCTGGTCTTGAGCCAACTGCAACCCCTGTACCAATATCAGTGCTACCTCTTAAAACTTTAGTGTGTGTGTGATTACTTGAAGCTATGTTTAAAACTACTAAAACTAAAATTTTGTTTGAAGATGAAGATGGTGTGATAGAAGCTGTCATACCACTAATATCAGAAAATGTAGAAGATGAGGTACTTGCTGTAGCTGTAACTCTTGTTTCAACAACATTTAAAACTTTTCCAGCACTTACCCCTGTCAAGTTCGCACCACTAACTGCTGGTAATGTTCCTGTAAGTCCTTGTGTTGCATTTAATTTTATTAATGGCATAATTTATACTCCTAATAATGCTTTTATCTCATCATCGTCTAAACCTAAATCTTTTAATTTTTGTTTTCCTGATGCTTTTTTGTTTTCTTTATTTTTTTTTTCTAAATTTTTATCAGCTTCCATTTCAGAAATTTTATTTTTAATATCATTTTCATTTAAAATAATTTCTTTATCATTAATATCAAATGCTTTATCTTCTAATTGATAATGTGTTTCAGTGTATAATTCTTTTATTGCAAAATATCTTTTTTCAAAATCTGTTAAAATCATTATGCTGATACCTCTATTAAAATAATTTGTGATTGACTTAAATTATCTTTTTGTAAATAAATATCCCAACTTCCACCGTCGCCTCTAACTTGAGTTTTATATGTGGTTGCTGAACTTGTATTTGGTGAATCAAGGTAATTCATAGAGTTTGTTACAAAATATCTAGTTGTACTTGAGTCAGGTTTAGTTTGAGAATAATTTTGAAATAATTGTGTAGAACCTCTAACTAGGTTAAAATAAGTTGATCTTGTACTCGTTGTGGATTGAATTACTGTTCCAATTTGTGATACTAAAACTAAAACTTTATTTGATGAAGAGGCGGGAGTAATAGTTGCTGTTAAAGTTGTGTCAGCAAAACTTGTTGAACCATAAGACATCATACTTGTTTGTGTTCCCATCACGACTTGCAAAACTTTTCCACCACCTGCATCTGCAAAAGATAATTGACCGATGCCCGTTGCACCTGAGCCTGATACAGAATCTACTTTTAAAAATTTTCCAGCAGTAATATTTGTAGCTGGTAAGATCATTTCATACGATTGCCCAGATGCGTGGCTGGGCGATGATAGTTTCACAGCATGGGAATTGCTACTACAATTGAGGGCGATTGTACCATTTTCTGAACTGCCATCTCCTTTTACTGTAAGACCAGCACTAGAACTATCAGATATTAAATTTAGTTTGCCTTTTGTAATAGATGAATCTGTAACTGATGAAGCTACCCCTAAGTCTAAAATATTTCCATAGACCATTATGAAGTCAATACTATCTGATGAAGATAAAGTTCCTGATGATGGTAAAAAAGTAATTGTTGAGCCTGATACAGAGTAAGATGTATTTGGTGCTTGAATTACACCATTAAGAGATACCATCATATGATTAGCACTCTCAGGGCTAAAATTTACTGAATTGTGTTGTAGAGTATAGGAGTTCGTTGCAGATGTTGTAATAGCATCTAGCTTAATAAAGTTTCCAACAGTAGGTGTCTTGCCTATATAACTCAAAATGAACTCCTATAATTTAGTCTTTTGGATTGTTTGATTTTACACCAGCAATCCTAGTTTTCCAAGCTTCAAAATCGTGGTACATCTCATCGAGTTGCTGATTCCACGTTCCATACTCGGCTCGTCTTGTTGCATCTACTTGAGCATTACTTTCAGCAGTATTACCAGCAGTTTCATAACTGTCTAATTGTGCTGAAGTAGGTTGTGCAATATCTAAATTCCATTCTTTGATATATGCACCATTACCATCGCTGTCGTCTTGCAACATAACATCATTTAAAAAATCTACATCACTAACTCCATTAGCTTTGCAGTATTCTTTTATTTTTGTACTTAGTTGTGCCATAGTTTGTCCTCCTTATTCTATAATTTTGTATGCTCCGAAAATACTTAGATTTTTACTTCCAGCACTAATTTTTGGTGTTCCAGAAAAAACATGTATTCTTGCAAATGCTTCAACATAATCTGAAGAACCATTCATATCTACGATTGTTCCAATATCTCCTCCAGTTTGCCAAGAAATATTATCTGCTGAATAAACAGCAGTTCTAATTTGTTCTTCAGAACCATTTTTATAAATAAAAGCATGAGCATATTCTATTCTTGTTGGAGTAAGACTTTCTAACATCATTGATGTATAAAAAAAATATTTTCCAGCAACATTAGGTGTAAATCTATAAGTAGATGTGTCGTAACAATTATCTGTATCAAAAACTTCTGTATTAAATTGTGCTTTTGTTATTGTTGCAGTAGTTAATGTTTGATCTGCACTTATGTAAGCTCTAAAAGCTGGAGTATTAACACCACCAACACCAGCACCATTTTGTTGTAGTGTTCCTGTAAAGTTGTATGAATCTGTTAAGTCCATACTCTCTGCTATAATTTTACTAATTGCCATAATTTATCCTATAATAATTTAAATCCTTGAAATCCTGAAAATTCATAATTTGAAGTTGTAAATAATTGAAAAGCACCACTATCTGATGTATTTCCAATAGCATTTACATCAACATAATCTCCTACTGATAAATCCATAACTGTATTAGTTCCAAAAATTCCATTGTAAAATGATGAACTAGTTACACCAAAATTTCCACCTGATATATTAGCTCCATTTCTACGAATTTTAATATCTAAAGAATAAAGTGCTAAACTTGGATCGTTAAAGTATGCAAAAGCACTAAAAAAATATTTACCAGCTTTGCCACTTGGAACTGTAAATCTGTATGTAGAAGTATCATAGGCACTATCTGTATCAAAAGCTTCTGTATTATAAGCAACAACAGTATTAGTTACATCATTTAAATTTTGTGTAGCACCCATATAGGCTCTAAAAGATGGAGTGTTAGTTCCACCAATTAAAGATACATCTACTCTTTTTAAAGTTCCAGCATCAGAAATTAAAAGTTCGTCTGTTGAAGCTACACCTGATGCTAATTCTGTTTGCCCTGTAATTACATCAGCAGTTAATTGAGAACTACCTACACTATTTGCAGATGGATTTACTGTTTGACCTACAATGTTAAGATAATGAACTTCAACAATATCAGATGAAACTAATGTGCCACCTAAAGTTAAAGTTTTGTTTCCTGTGCCACCAACTGAATAAGTTGTGCTATCTTGTTTTACAAAATTTACAAATACGACTATATCGTTTTCTGATGCGATGTCATTTGTAAGGGTAACTGTTGTGCCTGTTGTACTTGTGAATCTATCTAGTAATCCTGAACTGAATGTTGCTTTTGGTGGGAGTCCGATATAGCTCATGCTTACTCCTACGTTATTTCTAATATTGACAATGTTGCGTCTATTTTAGCTGATACTGAACAATCTATTTTGATTATATCTGTTGCCTGAACTACAACTTTTCCGCCTGTTAACAATTCAAGTGAACTCCCAGCTGGAATGCTCACGTCTTTTGCTAATAATACAGTTTCGTTAGTCTCTGTATCTGATGTGTCTGATACTAATTGAACATCTGCGGTTACTCCTGTTGTGTGAATATTACAAAGTACTAATCCAATAACCACAGTCGTTGTAGCATTTGGACAAGTGTATAGTGTTAAAGGTGATCCAGCTGAACTTGGCATCGCACCATTAGTTTTAACTTTAAATGTATTTGCCAAAGTGTCCTCCTCAACCTAAAGCTATTGCAAGTGGCAAGGCATTTGGATCAGTTTCAGCTATTGTTCCTGTTACTGACATCGTGCTTGTTATTGCGTTTGACGTTATGTTAACTCTTAAAATTTCTACGTTATCACTTCCGTCGTTAATCATTAATTTTAAAAATCCTGATACAGATGAATCCACCCATAAAGTTCCTTGAGCAACTGATCCAGGTGCAGAGCTACCAAGATGAGAAGTATTTAAAGCACCTAAGATATTATTTAACTCGGTTCTAAAACTCGCAAAGCCCTGATTGGCTAAAACTGTATCACTGACTTGACTCATGTTAATCCTTATATTTTATTTTAATTATGATTTCAAGCCATGTCCTACTGCTTGAAAATCAAAAGTTCTGCTTATTCCTGTATTACTACTATTAAAAAACTGTATTGTAAATCCTGTTTTTGATTTATTTGATAACACAAAAAAGTCACCTACTGCCATTCCTTGACCTGATATACCAATAGATGGAGTAGCAAAAAAACCATTTGTGAAGGTTACAGTAGTTCCTGAAGCAGATGACACTAAATCCTCACCTGACTCAAACCTTTTCTCAAAATTGACATTAAACTCTAAACTATGAACTTTGGCCCTAACTTTTTTATTATCACAAGTAAGTTTACATCTAAATTTAAAAAAACGACCTTTGATTGTACTTTGCTGAGCAATTTTTTGAAAGCTAGATATATTTGCAAGACTAGAATCATCTGCACCAACTTGCACCTCTGCTCCACATTGAACCTCTGGCGATCCATCATATGGGCCTTTAGCATTATCATGCAAAGTAGCACCTCGACCTGAGTCGTGTAAATCATACTCATCCTCAGATGTCATACCAACTAATGCACCTAAACTAACGTCATAAATTGCATCTAAGGATAGAGTATTCGAGAAAGTATAAAAACCAGAGGATTGAATATTACCTCCAAAATTTGTAGGATTAGATGTAGAGTCAGTTCCTCCTAAATCAAACACACCCTCAGCGGAGTCTAAGTTACCAACACCAGAGTCAAATTGAGTAATTGTGTCTAAAATAAGGACAAGCCTGTCTTGGTTATCTCTACTTAATGCTACGTTACTGTCTCGTGTTCCTAAAAAATTTGCCATAACTATTCACTAAATGTAGCGGTTCTTTTAAAACTTTGCAAACTTGAAATATTAGTTGTTACAATAGATGCCTCTGCACTACTATTACCAAGTTTATCAACCGCTTTAATTAAAAATGATCCTGTTTGTGCATTAACAACTAAACTATTAGACTTACGTCTTACGACCTTTGCAAGAGGAGTTGAGTTGTTCCAAATAGCACCAGACGTTACATTTTGATATCTTATCTCATACCAGGATATATCAAGATCCTCTACTGGCGTCCAGGAAAGCTCCATTTGATTAGATCCTACTAATGAAACTGATAGATCATCAATATTTCCAGGTATTTCTGTTGCACCTACAATTTTTCTATCTGCACTAATATAACTACTAGATACTCCAAAACTATTAATAGCTTTTATTCTTACATTATACGTTGCATCATCAACTACGTTTATTAATTCATGGTTTAACTGAGTTCCGCTTGATATTACTTTAAAATCTGTCTCTGTGCTTTTTTTGGCCTCAACCTGATAGTACTGAACAAACTGATCGGTACTAGCACCAACTAATATATTTAATCTTGTCAATACTACACCATCTGCATATTCAATAAGCTCATCAGATAAAGTTATAGATGCTGGAGGTTGGATACTAAATGGATTAGGTAAGTTAGTTGATGGTGTACTTGCCACTTGGCCCTTTGTAGCAAATGTATAAAAACTATCTTGATGCTCTATTAAATTTAAAGTTATTGTATAATCCTCATTGAAATTCATAGATAAAACTCTGAAATTTTTACTTGAGAAACCTAATGATGATAAAGTTACTGCACATATATCACCAATTTGAAGTTCATATGCTTTAAAACCACAAGTAATTGTAAGACCCAAACTTTCTCTTGATCTTCTTAAAATAATCTCTGCCATCTCTTCTGCTTGATATGGACTTGTAATAGTTTTGAAATCAAATTTTCCTTCTAATAAAAAACCTCCATCAGCAGTTTTCATAGTTGCGTGTCTATCAGCAGAAGGCAAACTTGAATCATCGGTAGGAGGGAAGGTTACCTGGTCGGCCTGGAAATTACGATCTGGATTTATAAAACTTGCAATAACACGATTATACTTAGAATTTTTTGTTGGCGATGCTAAAGAGTATCCTCCTATAATATCATCCTCATCAAGTGTAACAGATGCAGACCCTGTTGTTTCTATAACCAATCTATACTTGCCTTGAACATATGGAAGATAACCTCTACATCCTCTTAAAATATCTCTTACGTTATCTATTACTTTTCTTGAGGTATCTATAACTGCATTCGTATCAAATATATTTATATTACTTCCTCCTGAAAAAGGTGTGACTTGAG